ACGCTGTTGCATATAGTTATTTAAATGAAACATTGGGACTTGAAGACTTTGAAGCGTTTCTTCACGAACCGGCAACATCGGAAAGGTTTGATAACCTGGTTGCTTATGACGGTGATGATCCTGTTGGCATTGGCCGAAGCTTGGCAATATTTTCTGCCTTCGCAGAGGGTGTTAGTTTGTATTCAGCTTTCGCTGTTTTATATTCTTTTCAATTACGAAATCTTCTCAAAGGAATAGGACAACAAATGAAATGGTCTGTAAGAGATGAGTCATTACACAGTAAAATGGGTTGTCAATTATTTAGACATATGTGTGAAGAAATACCTACACTAAAAGAAGACTGTAAAGAAGATATATATACAGCTGCTAAAATAATGGTTGATCTTGAAGAAAAATACATTGATAAAATGTTTGAGATGGGTGATATTGAAAATTTAAAAGCCTATGATTTAAAACAATTTATAAGAAAAAGAACAAATGAAAAACTTATGGAGTTGGGTTATACAGATAAAAGACGCTTTTTTAGCTTTGATAGAGCTGGGGCTGATGTACTTGATTGGTTTTATCATCTTACTGGTGGCCACACTCATACAGACTTTTTTGCAATTAGGCCGACTGATTATAGCAAAGCTAACGAAGGTGAAGACTTTGAAGATATTTGGTAATAGTAAATGGCCTGTACGTATAGGTTATATGGGTGCTGGTATGATACTAGCTGCTCATTGGACACTTGAACCGTTATTGTTTATAGCTGGTTTTAGCTGCGTGCTTATACAAGTACTATATAGAAAACAATGGAACTTAGTAGCGCTAAACATAAATGGTTTAGTAGCTTGGATAATACATTTTTTAAAATGAAAGAAAGTAAATTAATAGATATGCAGCGTAAAGTAGAAATACTTGGATCTGCATTAAAAAAAACCTTGGTAAAGCTAGACGCGTTAGAAACATTTACACAAGGTATGTTAACATCTTTTCAAATACATATTGGTAAAGATGAGTGGGATAAAATAGTTGAACAATTAAAAGATATAAACAAAAGAGATGATGTGGAACAACCAGTGGAAAAAGGGAGTTGATTACCCTGAGTGGGGTGACAACGAAGTCTACAAAAAAACAATAGGAGGAGGATATTTATACAATGGAGAAACGCCTAAAGAAGCTTACGAAAGAGTTTCAAAAACAGTTGCAAAAAGGTTACGTAAACCTGAAATGGCTGATGTCTTTTTTGAATACATATGGAAAGGGTGGTTATGCCTTGCATCGCCTGTCCTTAGTAATACTGGGACTGATAGGGGTTTGCCTATTAGTTGTTTTGGTATTGACGTGGCTGATAGTATTATTGACATAGGTCAGAAAAATTTAGAGATGATGCTACTCGCTAAACACGGCGGTGGAGTTGGTATCGGTGTAAATCAAATAAGACCCGCCGGAGCTAAAATTACAGG